TGCCGCTGGCAAGATTGCCCCATCGAGCAAAGACTACCACCTCGCAGCGTGTCGTGTGGACGGTGGACTAGAACGCTTTGTCGCCTTTGTCGCCAGCGCACCTGTGCTGACACAAACCGCCATTAATAGCCAAGTGCCACCTGCACAAGGCAATCAAACAACGTTAACGCCTGAAGAAAAAGCCATTTGTTCACAAATGGGATTATCTGAAGATGCGTTTTTGAAAAGCAAAGGAGTTTAATCATGGGTATGGTTAATGCAACCACATTACAGGCGTTACGTACCGCCGTGAGCATGGCGTTCAACGACGGCTTTAAGGCGATTACGCCACAGTATTCTAAAGTCGCCAGTACCATTAATTCATCGACTAAGTCCAACACCTACGCATGGTTAGGTGAAATGCCAAAAATGCGCGAATGGGCGGGCGATCGGGTCATTAATGATATGGCAGAAAAAGGCTACGTCATCGAAAACAAACAGTACGAGTCGAGCATTGGTGTGAAACGCACTGACTTGGAAGACGACAATATCGGCACTTACAGCCTGCTGTATAACCAGTTAGGTCGTACCACGGCTATTTTCCCAGAAGAGTTGGTGTTTGGATTATTAAAAGACGGCTTTAACCAAGCCTGTTACGACGGTAAGAAGTTCTTTGCCGCCGATCATAAGGTGTATCCGAAAACCGATGGCACAGGCACTGGCGTTAATGTCAGCAATTTATTGGTCGAAGACGGCTACACAGGCGAGCCTTGGTATTTGTTAGACACCACGCAAGCGATTAAGCCGCTCATTTATCAGTTGCGTAAAGCACCCGAATTTGTGTCGATGACCAAAATGGACGACGAAAGCGTGTTTATGCGTGGCGAGTATCGCTATGGTGTCGATACACGTTGTAATGCGGGCTTTGGCTTTTGGCAAATGGCTTATGCGGTGAAAGCCCCGTTAACCAGCGAAAACCTGAAAAAAGCGCGTGCTGCCATGCAAGCCTTCAAAGCCGATGGTGGTCGCCCACTAGGTATCACGCCCAATTTGTTGGTTGTGCCAACCTCGTTACAAGACGATGCTGAAAAACTGCTTAACCGTGAAATGACCACCGAAATCGTGCAGGTGCAAACAGGAACCGATGCGGGCGGTGCGCCAATTTACTCGCAACAAACTGTCGCGGTGAGCAATGACACCAAAGGCATGTTTGAACTGCTTGTTTCTAAGTATCTGTAAGGGTTAATAAGTCATGCGTTACGTCAGTCTTACACAAGTCACCAATGCGATCCCAGCAAACACATTGATACAGCTGAGCAATGACGATGTCTATGCCCAAGCGATAGACGTTTTAATCGTTGAGCAAGTGGTATCAATGGCAGAGGATAAAGTCGATGCATATTTGCAAAGCCGTTATACGGTACCACTGCAAACAGTGCATAGCCTCGTGACCGAGATTGTCGTGCGCTTGGCGCGTTACAGCTTATACAGTCGTCGACCTGAGGGTGATTTACCCGATGCCGTCAAAGAAGCCTACAAAGATGCGATGCGCGAACTTGAAGCCATTCGAGACGGTAAGATTTTGCTGGGCATCAGCACGGATTCAACAGGTGAAACCGTTGCTGATAGCCAAGCAGATTTTGTCAGTGAACCACGTCGTGGCTGGGAGTCGTTTTAATGACATCGACTAAAGACATGCTTTCCCAGATACAAAGCACATTAAAAACGGCTTTACCGAATTTATCTGTTGAACTATTTCCTGAAAACCCAGACCAATACCGTCTGAATCATCAAGTTGGTGCGGTACTAGTTGGTTATGGTGGTAGTGATTATCGAAATTTAGGATCGGCAGCCCATTTCATTCTGCAGGATCGTGACATTTTGATTGCTATCACAATCATTGCACGTCATTTAAACACAACGATGTTAGATGCCTTAGATGATGTAAAAGGCGTTTTAAATGGGTTAATTCTGAATAGTGAAACATCACGTATGTATGCAGCTTCAGATAGATTTATTGGACATCATGATGGTACGTGGCGTCACGTTATCAACTTCTCATTTACACAGCAAGGATAATTTATGGCAACCCAAGCAACACCATCACCCACTGAATCTCCAACACTAGCGCCATCCGCACCACTGCCACAAGAAGGCGGAACGTACGTGCGCAATGAAGATGGTTCGCTGACCAAACTAGAGGAATAACGCAATGCCATTGATCACGCGTAAAAAAATAGGGCTATTTAAAGCCGAAACAACATATAACACTAACCCAACGCCTGCAGTCGCTACCGATGCGATATTGTTGCGCAAACTTGACATCACGCCATTGCGGGCAGAAACAGCAAGCCGCGACCTAATTCGTCCTTTTTTCGGTGCAAGCGACTCAATTGTGACAGCAAAGCAAGCCGCATTGTCGTTAGAAATGGAGCTAGCTGGCACACCTTCAGCTGGTGTCGCTTTTGCACCTTTGTCAGCATTAATGCTGGCTTCTGGCATGGCGCAAACAATTGTCGCTAGTACCAGCGTGACTTATAACCCTGTTTCTTCTGGCATTAGTAGCCTGACCAGTTTATTCAACTTAGACGGCGTTCAGCATGCGATTACGGGTGCGCGTAGTAATTTTAAAATGTCGATTAAACAGGGCGAGGTTCCAACGCTAGGTTTTGACTTGACGGGAAACTTCAATACACCAACCAGTGTGGCGCAAGGAACGCCAACTTACACGCAACGTACTCCTGTTTCAGTGTCAGAGGGTAATACTACTTTATCGCTGTTTGGTGTTAGCACCTTCAAGCTAATTAGCCTTGATATGGATTTGGGTAATCAAATCGAAACCATTCGTTATGCCAACTCGGCAGACGAAGTAATAATTGTCCATCGTAAAACCACAGCAAAACTTGTGTTAGAAGCGGTTAGCCCAACAGTTAGAAACTTCTTTAACGACCAAGTAAGCGTTACAACAGGTGCGCTGAGTTTAACGCTTGGCGCTATCGCAGGCAATAAAGTCGAAATTGCTGCACCGCGGGTGTCCATCACTGGCGTCACCTATGGTGATGTGAAAGGTGCTGTGACAGTAGAACTGGATTTAGTGTTCACGCCAAATACTGGTAATGACGACTTCACATTGAAGTTTTTCTAAGGATAAGTTAATGCAATTAGTAATTGAAGCCAACCCCACATTTACCGCTGACATCGTCATTGCTGATGATGTTGGTTTTACGGCGACATTCAAGGCAATTCCGCCTTGGGAACTTGGTAAAGCTGTACCAGAAGACGCCAGCCTTGATGTTGCTGCTGTTTTTATTACCAATGAGGTGATTGAGCTGGTAACCGACTGGCAAGGCGTGAACGACGAGCAAGGCGAGCCTATTCCATTTAGCAAGAAAGCCTTGTTGAGTTTGTTTAAGCTGCCTTATCGCTTAGTTGAAAAACTGGTGGTGGCATATCAAGACGCTTACGGAGTGGCTGCGTCAAAAAACTAATCGCCGTCACGCGTTACCTGTTCGGGGCGAGTGGCGGTGATGACTGGATAGATACCGATGACTTAGCCGCATGGGGTGCCGAAGCGCAAGCCTTAACGGAAGAGTCGAAAAAGCAAACCATCCGACTATGGCAACAGCACGAAACAGTGACGGACTTATTTTCTCGTTGCTTTTCTCAGTTAAGAGTAGGCGCTATGGGTGGTGTGATGGGATTAGATTACAACGCCGTGGCAATGGTAGCGAACTGGTTAGATATTACACTCAATCGTTCGCTGTTAAGTCAGTTGCAGATTATGGAAGCGGAAATGATTAGCTTTTTTTCCACCAAAGGTGTGTAACCAACATGGAAGCTGGGATCAGCGCCCAGAATAGCCATTGAGACTCATTCATTGTGCTATTTTTTGCGAACATGCCAACGATGATGATTAACAGCAGATAAATCAAGACAAACGTAAATAGCTTTAGGATTCCCATGAGTAAAAACCTTTCGATTATGGTCAGTGTTGATGGCAATGGTAACTTGACCAGCGTTATCAATCAAGCGACTGGTGCTCTTAGCAAGATGGGCAATGAAAGTGAAAGAACATTTAGCAAAGCGCGCAAAGGTGTTGAGTCTATCTCTACTCAACTTAATGGCGTTAAAAACTCATTTTCTACACTTTTTAATGCCGCAGCAGCCAGCGCAAGTGTTTACGCGTTAACCAGTTTATCAGATGCTTACAAAGCGATGCAGGGTCAGCTAACCTTAGTGACTGACTCTGCCGTTGAGTTTGCTGCAGTACAACAGCATTTAAATGTCGTCGCAATATCTGCCTATGCAGACCAAACAGCTGTAACCAAACTTTACAGTGCCATGCAGCCTGCGCTTCAGGGTATGGGCAAGTCAATTAATGAAGCTGTTGCTTTTACTGAAACCTTTAATAAAGCCTTGTCATTGACAAGCCCAACGACTCAAGAAGCTCAATCAGCAGTATTGCAGTTTGCACAAGCGATGGGGTCTGGCGTACTTCGTGGCGATGAGTTTAACAGCTTAATGGAAAACGGGCGCGGCATTATGGTTGCGCTGGCTGAAGGCATGGGTAAGCCAATTAGTGAGCTTCGTAAAATGGCAGAAGCAGGTGAGTTGACTGCCGATGTGGTTTACAACGCACTCTCGAAAGTTTCAGATAGGATTGAAGTCGACTTTAATAAGTTGCCAATGACGGTTGGCAAAGCAAATCAAACAATTCAAACAGGGGCATTAAATTTAGGCGGTGCTTTTGATGCTGCTGCAGGATCTTCCGCTCAACTTGCCGCAGCCATTAACTCGACTGGCTTGGCATTTAATCGTATTGGTGATGCCATTCGTCAAGCCTATGGCGAATCTGATGAAGCGTCGAAACGATTTGAGTTCTTAGAGAAAATCATTTTGCAAGTCGCGCGAGGTGGTGGCTTTGCTGTTGCAGTATTGAATGAGTTTATCAATCAAATAGGTCTTATTTCTGCTATTGCGGCTTCCGTTGGTGACGATGGTGTAAAAATAGTCAGCATATTTGAAGCTTATCAAGAAGCAGCATTGTAATGGTCTAATAATCTCGGAGGGAAAGATAGCTTACAATTAGCCATCTCGGAGAAAAAAATGACCAGTCAAAAACAAAGAAAACCCAAAACAGTGTTCACGCCAGA